ATGACTGATTTTGAAACGGATATTCTCGACCAGACAAGGGAGTTTCAGGCCCTCATCCGGCGCAGCCGGCTGATCCTGAGCAGCCTTGTAAACACCCTGACAGATCTCCTGGAGCGCGCGATCGACGGAGACGTGCGCGCCGTTAAGGAAATGCCATTGAAGGCCGCAGAGCTGGAAACCGCCTTGCGCCGGGCTGACGATATTGAAAGGAAATACCTTGATTGGCATGCAAAACACGCCGGCACCCTCGCAGCAGGTGCCCTCGACCTCGACGCCGCCCGTGAAGAGATCGCCCGCAGACTTGCTCGCATCCATGCCACCCGCGACGCTGGCGACCCTGCTTGAGGGCCTGCCAGAGACCGAGATCTGCGCCCTGCCTTGGTTGTTCGAGTTCTGGGCGTTGGACCATCAACTCCCGCCCCCGGGCGACTGGCGGTCCTGGGTCATCCTGGGCGGCCGGGGCGCGGGCAAGACCCGGGCGGGCTCCGAATGGGTCCGCGCACAGGTCGAAGGAGCCCGGCCCGAGGACAAGGGCCGCGCCCGGCGCGTGGCACTGGTGGGAGAGACCATTGATCAGGCGCGCGAAGTCATGGTGATGGGCGACAGCGGCATCCTCGCCTGCTGCCCGCCCGACCGCCGACCCGACTGGATCGCGGGCCGCAACCTCCTGCGCTGGCCCAACGGGGCGGAGGCGCGGCTGTTCTCGGCCTTCGATCCCGAGGCGCTGCGCGGGCCGCAGTTCGACGCGGCCTGGGTGGATGAGCTGGCCAAGTGGAAGAAGGCGGACAAGGCCTGGGACATGCTGCAATTCGCCCTGCGCCTGGGGGACGACCCAAAGGTCTGCGTCACCACCACCCCGCGGTCCTGTTCGACCCTGAAGGAGCTGCTGGAGCGCGACAGCACGGTCATGACCCACGCCCCGACCGAGGCCAACGCCGCCAACCTCGCCGCGTCCTTTCTGACGGAGGTGCGGGCGAAATACGCGGGCTCCGGCCTCGGCCGGCAAGAGCTCGACGGGCTCTTTCTGACGGAGGTGGAGGGGGCCCTCTGGCCGCTGGAGATGCTCGAGGGCTGCCGGGATACGGCGCCCGAGGCCTTCGACCGGATCGTCGTGGCGGTCGACCCTTCCGTGACCTCGAACACCGGGTCGGACGAATGCGGCATCGTCGTGGTGGGCGCGGTGACCCGGGGCGGGCCGGAGGATTGGCGGGCCTGGGTGCTTGAGGATGCGAGCCTCAAGGCAAGCTCGCCCGCCGATTGGGCGCGGGCCGCCGTCGCCGCCTGCGAACGGCACGGCGCCGACCGGATCGTGGCCGAGGTCAACCAGGGCGGCGACCTGGTGGAGAACGTCATCCGCCAGATCGACCCGCTGGCGCCCTTCAGCCGCCGCACCGCCTCGCGCGGGAAGGTGGCGCGGGCAGAGCCGGTGGCCGCGCTCTATGAACAGGGGCGGGTGGCGCATGTGGGCGACCTGGGCAAGCTGGAGGACCAGATGGGCCTGATGTCGATGACCGGCTACCAGGGGCAGGGCTCCCCCGACAGGGTGGATGCGTTGGTCTGGGCGCTGACCGATCTGATGATCGACCCGGCGCGAACTTACCGCGCGCCCAAGATGCGCTTTCTGTGAAGAGGACGGCCCCGGAGACACTCCGGGGCCGTTTTCGGTTCTGGCGGCGGGCCCGCGCCGCACACGCCCCGCCGGCCGCCCGCAGCCCATGCAACACCCACCGCGCGATGCTGCGGGGGCATCTTAACTCCCAAATAGGAAACTGCCCTCCGAGACGCGACAAAATCTGCGGCCCGAGGAGATGTGAATGTTCGACTTCCTGAAACGGACGGCCGAGGCCCAAGGCCCGGCCCCCGCCGAGACAAAGGCCTCGGCCACCGGGCCGGTCATTGCGATGCACACCAGCGGCCGCGTGGCCTGGAGCCCGCGGGACGTGGTGTCGCTGACAAAGACCGGGTTCTCGGGCAACCCGGTCGGCTTTCGCGCGGTCAAGATGATCGCCGAAGCCGCCGCCGCCGTCCCGGTCGTGTGCCAGGACCGCACCGCCCGCTATGACAGCCACCCGATCCTGTCGCTGATCCAGCGCCCGAACGGCGCGCAGGGCCGGGCGGAGCTGTTCGAGGCGCTCTTCGGCCAGATCCTGCTGACCGGCAACGGCTATCTCGAGGCCGTGGGCGACGGCGAGCTGCCGGTGGAGCTGCACGTGCTGCGCTCGGACCGGATGTCGCTGATCCCCGGCGCCGATGGCTGGCCGGTGGGCTATGAATACAACGTGTCGGGCCGCAAGCACCGGTTCCACGTGGGCGAAGGGCCGTCGCCCGTCTGCCATATCAAGAGCTTCCACCCGCAGGACGACCACTACGGCTTTTCGCCGATGCAGGCCGCCGCCACAGCGATCGACGTGCACAATTCGGCGTCGAGCTGGTCGAAGGCCCTGCTGGACAACGCGGCCCGCCCCTCCGGCGCGATCGTCTACCGCGGGGTTGACGGCCAGTCGCAGCTGTCGGCGGATCAATACGACCGCCTGTTGACCGAGATGGAGACCCAGCACCAGGGGGCGCGCAACGCGGGCCGGCCGATGTTGCTGGAGGGCGGGCTGGACTGGAAACCGATGGGCTTCTCGCCCTCGGACATGGAGTTCCAGAAGACCAAGGAAGCCGCCGCCCGCGAGATCGCCACCGCCTTCGGCATCCCGCCGATGATGCTGGGCATCCCCGGAGACGCGACCTACGCCAATTACCAGGAGGCCAACCGCGCCTTCTACCGGCTGACGGTGCTGCCGCTGACGACCCGCGTGACCGGGGCGATCTCTGACTGGCTGTCGGATTTCACCAATGATGCCATTACCTTGTCGCCCGATCTCGACCAGATCGCCGCCCTCTCGGCGGAGCGCGATGCGCAATGGCGGCGGGTCGGCGAGGCCACGTTCCTGACGGCGGGCGAAAAGCGCCGGCTGCTGGGGCTGCCCGCGATGGAGACCGGTGATGAAACCTGAAGTCGTCAAGCTGGAAACCCGTCGTGGCCCCGCGCCTGTCACCGATTTCTGGTTCGCCCAGGTCGACCTGCGGCTGACCAAGATCGACACCATGATCGAACGGTTGGAGCGCCAGATCTGGCTGCTCGTCTATGCCGCCGGCGCCATCCTCGTGATCGAGGGGCTTCGCGCCCTGTTCGGCGCATGAAGAAAGAGAGACAAGCCATGGATTTGGAACATAAGTTCTGCCGTATCGGCGGTGAGGTCAGCGTCAAGGACGGGCACGTGATCGAGGGCTACGCCTCGCTCTTCGGCCTCGCCGACCAGGGCGGCGACACGGTGATCGCGGGGGCCTACGGCAACTCGCTGAAATCGCTGAGCGCGAAGGGCGCAAGGGTCAAGATGCTGTGGCAGCACGACCCCTCCCAGCCGATCGGCGTCTGGGACGAGGTCCGCGAGGACGGCCGGGGCCTGTGGGTCAAGGGCCGCCTGCTGACCGACATCGCCAAGGGCCGCGAGGCCGCGGCACTGATTTCCGCCGGGGCCATCGACGGCCTCTCCATCGGCTATCGCACGGTGAAGGCGCAGAAAAACGACAAGGGCCGCAGGCTCTTGTCAGAGCTGGAGCTTTGGGAAGTGTCGCTTGTGACCTTCCCGATGCTTCCCGAGGCGCGTGTGGATGCCAAGGGGGACGACCCCGAGACAGCCCTGATGCGCGATCTGGCGGCGGCGTTTGGTGACGCCCGCGGCCTGCTGGCCAGGACCTGTGCCGGCGACAACTGAGCCAAGGACCGAAAGGACCACGAGTATGAGCAAGACCGAGACCAAGGCTCGGGCCGGGGAAGGTCTGTCTCCGGCAGAGGAGCTGAAGTCCGCCGTGACGGGCTTCATGAGCGATTTCAAGACCTTTTCCGACGACATTCATCAAAAGCTTCAACAGCAGGAAGACCGTATGACCAAGCTTGACCGCAAATCCCTGATGGCCGGGCGTCCCGCCCTGTCGTCGTCCGCCGAAACCGAAGCCCCGCACCAGAAGGCGTTCGAGGCCTACCTGCGTTCGGGCGACGACGACGCCCTGCGTGGCCTCCAGCTCGAGGGCAAGGGCCTGTCCACAGCCGTCAATTCCGACGGCGGCTACCTGGTCGACCCGCAGACCTCCGACACGATCGCGAGCGTCCTGTCCTCGACTGCCTCGCTGCGGGCCGTCGCCAACGTGGTCCAGGTCAACGCGACCTCGTTCGACGTTCTGATCGACCACGCCGAGGCCGGCGCGGGCTGGGGCAGCGAATCCGCGGCCGTCAGCGAGACCGGCTCGCCGCAGATCGACCGCATCTCGATCCCGCTGTTCGAGCTGAACGCGATGCCGAAGGCCTCGCAGCGCCTGCTCGACGACAGCGCCTTCGACGTCGACATGTGGCTGGCCGAGCGTATCGCCGCCAAGTTCGCCCGGGCCGAGGCCGACGCCTGCATCAACGGCGACGGCGCCGAGAAGCCGCGCGGGATCATGGATTACCCGACCGTCGCGAACAACGCCTGGAGCTGGGGCAACATCGGCATCGTGAAGACCGGCACCGACGGTGATTTCGACGCCATCTCGCCCGGCGACGCGCTGATCGACCTGGTCTATGCTCTGTCGGCCGAATACCGCGGCAACGGCACCTTCGTGCTGAACTCGCGCACCGCCGCGGCCGTGCGCAAGCTCAAGGACGCCGATGGCCGCTTCCTGTGGTCCGACGGGTTCTCGTCCTCCGAGCCGGCGCGCCTGCTGGGCTATCCGACGCTGATCGCCGAGGACATGCCCGACATCGGCACCGGCACCACGCCCATCGCCTTCGGCGACTTCGGCGCGGGCTACACCATCGCCGAGCGCCCCGACCTGCGCGTTCTGCGTGACCCGTTCTCGGCCAAGCCGCACGTGCTGTTCTACGCGACCAAGCGCGTGGGCGGCGGCGTGAGCGACTTCGCCGCGATCAAGCTTCTGCAATTCTCGGCCTAACGGCCGGGTCACGGGACATGGCCCCTGTCAGGGGGGCCGTGTCAGGCCGGGCGCGCCGCCTGCACCCTTGTCGTCTAGCTGCTCTCATCCGTCCGAGCGGCAAGGGGAGGCGCGTCCGGTCCGGATGGATAGGACGACCGGAAATCGGAGTGTTTTCATGATGCTGATCGAAGAGACCACGGTGCCTCAGAGCGCACTTCCGGTCGCGGAATTCAAAGACCATTTGCGCCTTGGCACCGGCTTTGGCGAGGACGACCTGCAGGATGCGGTGCTCGAAAGCTATCTTCGCGCCGCGATGGCCGCGATCGAGGCGCGCACCGGCAAGATCCTGATCGAGCGGTCGTTTTCCTGGAGCGTGACGTTCTGGCGCGACCAGACCGCCCAGACCCTGCCTGTCGCCCCGGTGAGCGCGATGGAGGACTTCGCGATCGTGGATCGCGGCGGGCAGGAGACCGGCGCCGATCTGGCCGACATCCAGTTGGCGCCCGACATGCAGCGGCCGCGGATCCGGGCCACGCACGGCTGCCTGCCGTCGATCCCTGCGGGCGGCTTCGTGCAGATGCGCTTTATCGCCGGGTTCGGGCCGGAATGGTCGGACCTGCCGGCGGATCTCGCGCAGGCGGTGATGATGCTGGCCGCGCATTACTACGATTACCGCCACGAGGCGGGTCTTTCGGGCGGCGCGCTGCCCTACAGCGTCAACGCGCTGATCGAGCGCTACCGCACCGTGCGCCTGTTCGGAGGAGGCCGCTGATGGTCCGTCCGATCCTGAACCGCAAGCTGGTGCTTGAAGCGCCCGACCGCAGCCCGGACGGCGCGGGGGGCTTTGCCGTCACCTGGGTGCCCCTCGGTCAGCTCTGGGCCGAGATCGACGCCCGCACCGGGGCCGAGACCAAGGGGCCCGGCGCGGCCATGTCGCGGCTGCGCCTGAAGATCACCACGCGCGCGGCCCCCCATGGCGCGGCCTCGCGTCCCAAGGCGGGCCAGCGGCTGCGCGAGGGGGCGCGGCTCTACCGGATTCTCGCCGTGGGCGAGAGCGACCGCTGGGCGCAATACCTCGTCTGCCATGCCGAAGAGGAGTTCGTGCGATGACCTATGGCGTTTCCGTCGCCCTGCAGGGCGCGGTCTACACCGCGCTGACCGTTGACGTCGCCCTCGCAGCCCTTGCGGGCGACGCGATCTACGACGCGGTTCCGCCCGGCGAGGCGCCCGACCTCTATGTGGTGCTCGGCCCCGAGACGGTCCGCGACCGCTCCGACGTGACCGGGCGGGGGGCGCGGCACGCCTTCACCGTTTCGGTGATCTCGACCGCCCAGGGCTTTGCCCGGGCAAAGGCGGCGGCGGGCGCGGTGTCCGACACCCTGTCGGGCGCTGACCTCACGCTCGCCCGCGGGCGGCTTGTCTCGCTGGCCTTTCACCGGGCCAGGGCGGCGAAAACCGGGCGCAACGACATCCGGCAGATCGACCTCGTGTTTCACGCGCGGGTCGAAGACGACTGAATTCACAACTCTTCAGGAGGCGCATCTCATGGCGGCCCAGAACGGCAAGGACCTTTTGGTCAAGATCGACATGACCGGCGACGGTCAATTTGAAACCGCGGCGGGCCTGCGCGCCAGCCGCCTGAACTTCAACGCCGAATCCATCGACGTCACCAGCCTCGAATCCGGCGGCTGGCGCGAGCTTCTGGCCGGCGCGGGTGTGAAGTCCGCAGGCATCTCGGGCTCCGGCGTGTTCAAGGACGCGGCCACGGACGAGCGCGTGCGCCAGATCTTCTTCGCCGGCGAGACCCCGGATTTCCAGGTGGTGATCCCCGATTTCGGCGTGGTCGAGGGGCCGTTCCTGGTGACCTCGATCGAATACGCGGGCACCTATGATGGCGAGGCCACGTTCGAGCTGTCGCTGGCCTCGGCCGGCACGCTGGTCTTCACGGCGGACATCTGATGGCCAATCCCTTCGCAGGCGAGGTCTCGGTCACGGTCGACGGCACTCCGCGGGTGATGAAGCTCACCCTCGGGGCGCTGGCCGAGCTTGAGGCGCAGCTGGAGGCCGACACGCTCGTCGGCCTCGTGGAGCGGTTCGAGCGCGGGGCCTTCTCCTCGCGCGAGGTGATGGCGCTGATCGTCGCGGGCCTGCGCGGCGGGGGGTGGCGTGTGACGGCCGACGAACTGCTGACCGCCGACATCGAGGGCGGTCCGGTGGAAGCGGCCCGCGCCGCGGCCACCCTGCTGGCCCGGTCCTTCAGCCTGCCCTCATGAGCCCGCGGTTCGACTGGCCCGCGCTGATGCGCGCGGGGATCCGCGGCCTTGGCCTGCGCCCGGCGGAATTCTGGGCGCTGACCCCGGCGGAGCTTCTGCTGATGCTCGGGGCCGACCAGACCGGTGCGGCCCCGATGGCCCGGGCCCGGCTCGAAGAGCTGGCCGCGGCATATCCCGACGACCCGAAAGGACGCAGAGATGACTGACGAACGCGATTTCGAAGAGCTGGACGCCGAGGTCGATGCCCTGGGCGACACGCTCGGCCGCACCGGCGCGCTGACGGCGGCCTTCACCGATCAGCTGTCGCGCACCCAGGGCACGCTGGGCAGCGTCGTGCGCGACCTGGGCAACGTGGAGCGCGGCTTTTCCAGCGGGCTGCGGCGGGCCTTCGAGGGGCTGGTCTTCGACGGCAAGACCCTGTCGGACACGTTCTCGTCGCTGGCCCGCTCGATGGCCGACACCGCCTATTCGGCGGCGATCTCGCCGGTGGCGGATCACATGGGCGGGTTGCTGTCGAACGGGGTCAACGCGCTGGTGTCCGGCATGATGCCGTTCGAGAAGGGCGGCAGCTTTGCTCAGGGCCGGGTCATGCCCTTCGCCACCGGCGGCGTCGTTTCGGGCCCGACCACCTTTCCGATGCGCGGCGGCACCGGCCTGATGGGCGAGGCGGGACCGGAGGCGATCATGCCCCTGTCGCGCGGCCCCGACGGCAAGCTTGGCGTCCGCGCGGGCGGCGGCGGGGCGCCGGTCAACGTGACCATGCACATCTCGACCCCCGACGCGCGGGGTTTCGAGAAAAGCCGCGGCCAGATCGCCGCTCAGCTTGGCCGGGCCATCGCCCGCGGCCAGCGCAACCGTTAATCCCCGGAGGCTATCCCATGTCCTTTCACGAAACCCGCTTTCCGGCCGCGCTGTCATTCGGCTCTCTCGGCGGGCCCGAACGGCGCACCGAGATCGTGACCCTGGCCAACGGGGCCGAAGAACGGAACTCTCCCTGGGCCCATTCGCGCCGGCGCTACGACGCCGGGATCGGCCTGCGTTCGCTCGATGATCTAGAGGACCTGGTGGCCTTCTTCGAGGCGCGCCGGGGCCAGCTCCACGGGTTCCGCTGGAAGGATTGGGGGGATTACAAGTCCTGCAAGCCCTCGGCGGAATATGCCGACACCGATCAGCTTCTGGGGATCGGCGACGAGGTGCGCAAGGTCTTCCAGCTGGTCAAGCGCTACGGTTCCGGCGGGGCGGTCTATGACCGGCCGATCAGCAAGCCGGTGGCGGGCTTCGTCAAGGTCGCCGTCAGCGGCGTGCCGGTGTTCGAGGGCACGGATTACACGCTCGACACCACCACCGGGCTGCTGAGCTTCACCCATCCGCCCGATGTCGGCACCGAGGTGACGGCGGGGTTCGAGTTCGACGTGCCCGTGCGGTTCGACACCGACCGGGTCGAGACCTCGGTGGCCTCGTTCCGGGCGGGCGATGCGCCCAACGTGCCGGTGATCGAGGTGCGGGTATGACCGAAGCTCTGAACGCACACCTCAGGACCGGCCTGACCAACGTCTGTCGCTGCTGGCGGATCACCCGGCGCGATGGCACGCGGCTGGGCTTTACCGACCACGACCGGGATCTGGCCTTCGACGGGACCACCTTTCGCGCCGACACGGGCATGACCGCCCGGGCTCTGGTGCAATCGACCGGCCTGTCGGTGGACAATTCCGAGGCGCTGGGGATCCTGTCCGACAGCGCCGTGACCGAGGCCGATATCGAGGCCGGACGCTATGACGGCGCCGAGGTCCGGGCCTGGCTGGTGAACTGGCGCGACGTGACCCAGCGCAGCTTGCGGTTTCGCGGGCAGCTGGGCGACATCACCCGCGGCGGCGGGGCGTTCCATGCCGAGCTGCGGGGCCTGACCGAGGCGCTGAACCTCGCCGTGGGCCGCAGCTATCAGCCGGTCTGCGACGCGGTGCTGGGCGACAGGTCGTGCAAGGTCGATCTCGACCAGCCGGGCTTCAGCGCAGAGGTGGCGGTGACGGTGGTGACCGACAATCGCCGGTTCCGCTTCGTCGACCCGTCGGGCGCCGCGCCGCGCTGGTTCGAGCGCGGCCGGCTCATCGTGACCTCCGGCGCGGCCGAGGGCCTCACCGGGGTGATCCGCGAGGACCAGATGCGCCCCGAGGGCGAGCGCGCGGTCTATCTGTGGGAGGCGCTGCGCGCGCCGGTCGAGGTGGGCGACACGATCCGCATCGAGGCCGGTTGCGACAAGCGCGCCGCCACCTGCAAGGCGAAGTTCGCCAACCTGATCAATTTCCGCGGCTTTCCCCATATCCCGGGCGAGGACTGGCTGACATCCGTGCCCCGCAGCAGCGACAGCAACACCGGCGGCAAGCGGCCGTGACCTCCGATCCGGTCGCCATCGCCCGCAGCTGGCTGGGCACGCCCTACCGCCACCAGGCCTCGTGCCGGGGGGCGGGGTGCGATTGCCTGGGCCTGATCCGGGGCATCTGGCGCGAGCTGCACGGGCGCGAGCCCGAGCGGGTGCCTGCCTATACCCCGGACTGGTCCGAGCCCCAGGGCGACGAGGCCCTCTGGAAGGCGGCCCTGCGCCACCTGGACGCCCGGCCATCTGGCGCGCCCGAGCCGGGCGATGTCCTGCTCTTCCGGATGCGCGACGGCGGCGTCGCCAAGCACCTCGGGCTCGCGTCCGAGACCGGGGCGCAGCCGCGCTTCATCCATGCCTATGACGGCCACGGCGTCGTCGAAACCACACTTTCGGGTCCCTGGCAGCGCCGCATCGTGGCGCGGTTCGCCTTCCGGACCCCGACCATCGAAGGGAGCCTGTGA